GCTCGGCATGCGTGCCAGGCGGACACGTCGGCGGCTGAGGTGGCGGCGTGCAGGCCATCTTTCCGCAGGGGCCATCGGGCGGCGGGGGCGGCGCTTGGTTCACCAACGGCGGCGGAGGCGCCACAACAGGCGCGTGCGGGGCCTGGGGCGGCGCAGGCGCGACTGGAGCGGGTGCGGCAGGCACAGGGGGCGGGTCTGGCGCTGGCGTCACCACAGGGGCCACAGGGACTGGCGCAGGAGGCACCGCGGCCGGCGTCACGAGGACAGCGGGGGCGCTGGTCGCGGTAATGCTGGGCGCCGTTGGCATGGCTGAGACGCCCGTGCAGGCTGAAAGACTGGCGCTGACTCCGACGATTAGGGCGATTCCAAGCGATTTCATAACAGCTCCTTATGATTTCCCGGACGTGTATAAGTGATTGGTTCTCCACTCGTCTGACATCTGCGGATCGAACGACGGCACAAACAGCCAGCGAAGCAACCGCGCCCACATCGCGGCCATCATCGCCAGCCGCCCATCAGGAACAGGCCGATCGCCACGCCGAGCATGAGGCCCATCGCCATAATGATGGCAATGTCCAGCCACGGCATCCGGTGGCCGATGCGGATCACAACTCCTCCAAGGCTTTGTAGTAGTCATCGCGGCACTTGTCGCTGCAGAACGCATACTGCCCGTTGCCCGCCCAGATGGCCTCGTTCGCCGGTTCGCCGCAGGTTTCGCAGTTGGGCTCTTCGCGCTCCGGGCTTAGCGCGTTGTCGTCGTCGGCGTCGGGTTCTTGACTCCAGCGGCTCATAACACCTCCACGGTGAAATCGTCCAGTTCGAGGCCCAGCTCGTTGACGGCGTAGATGTTCGCGGACGTGATCAGGTCGAACCGCTGCGCATGCGTCGTGTCCTGCGTCCAATGCCGATTCGGGCTGGCGTAGATGCCAGACGTGAGGCGCACCGCATAACGCGGGCGGCTGGTGGCAACCATCGCGGCTTCGGCCCGCGAGAGCGCCGTGAGCGTGGCGAACAGGTGCTTTGAAATGTTGTCCATAAGAGGAGTTTACTAGCACTAGCTAGCCATGTCAAGCACTTTTAGCAAGCTTGAAATATTCCCGAAGAATCAGCGCCAAGGCATGCGGAATTGTGCATCCACGGATCGCGGCCTCGATCTTCAGGCGTTGCGACAAATCCTTAGGGAATTTGCGGAGATAGAGGACGTGCGTCTCGGCAGGCTTTGGCATACCGCACAGGCTAGCACATGCGATACGCCTATAGCAAGTGCTATGGTTTAGTTTCTTCGGTCTTCGCTTGTTCCAGCACTTGCACGGCTTGCGCAGGCGCCATTTTCGCAATCGGCTGCACCTGCCCGCGCGTAATTTGACTCCCGACGCCGAAGATTGCGGCGGCTAGTGCGCCAATCGCCGAGATTTGCGGCAGCGTCAGCTTCGCGCCAAATGCGACCGCGACCACGATGATTGCATTGAGGATCGCCATGGCGCGCACGGGCTCCGTGCGAATGAACGCCGAAAACGATTGCATCATGGCTTGGGTATCAGCGCCAGAATCTGATCAATGTGCACTTCGCCGTTAACCTTCAGGCCCATACCAGAGAGCGCCGTGATGATGTCGCGCACGAGCGTAATGATTTGCAGAATCTCACTCAGACTGGCCATATTGGCTCCTTAACAAACGTGCTGACAACCCATGACCGAGAAATAATCGCGCGATTGCTGCACCTGTTCCGCCGTGACTTGCCCGCGCGTCCACTGATAGGTCGCGTATTCATACGCGCAGTAAAAGACTGGCCCGCGCGGCGTGTCATGCGCGAGATAAAATGGCGGATTTGGATCATCGCCGGCCGGCTGATCGGGTGGGCGATTATACGGATGCGTCAATCTGCCGACCACTTGCCAGACCTGATCGCCGGTCGTCGGCCATTCAAATTCGCTCAGCACGGCATCGTAGACCATCATGCGCCCATTCGGCGCCCAGTCACTCCCGCCTTCACCTACAGGAATGTGCCCGGTCGAATGTTCAATGGCCAAATATCCGTCTGGTAGGACTTGTCGGAAGAGTTGACCGAAGTGAACGATACGATCTGGTTGCTGGTCAGGTATCTCACCAGCGATGCCCCACCCGTAGAAGACGCCATCGTAGCCCGGCACGAAGACGCAATACTTGGTGAGATCACCGTAAGGGTTTCCTGACTGTAAGTAGGTGCCGATGTGCGGGAAGGCTTGCCCGAGCCACTCATAGCCATAGGTGTGCCCTGTTGGATCGTTGTAGGGATAACTGCCATCGGCATTCGGTTTCGCGCTCATCCCATCGCCTGCGAGAAAGACGCAGACCGCTTTGAAGTGCTGTAGCATGATCACGATGCGCCGCGCCAGCTCGGGCAAATCATTCGTGAGATCACGCCCGGGCACGGGCATCAGAAATCGTGGCTCGTCGTATTCCCAACTGATCGCAATCTCGCCGTGCGTCCAGCCTCGAGAGGCAAGCTGCGCGCAATACGAATGCAGATCCGCATCATTCAGCGTCGTCGTCTCAGGCCCGAACGCGGGAAACGTCCCGTATTCGCTGGTGGTCACCGTCTCGCCTTGAAAGCCCACGCGAATGGCGAGTGCTTCAGCTCGCGTGGGCGGCGGGAAAGGGAGCACCGCCGGGGGCGGGCCAATATGCGGTAAGCCGTATTGGTCCCGATATTCGTTCAGGTGCTTAATCTTCGCCGTCTGCCAATCCACGCCGCCCACGTAATAATCCCACGCGCAGCGTTGGCTCATCACGCTGGTCATGCCGCCGTCGTTAATATGCGTGCCATGAATGACAAAATATTCGGTATTGGCGTCGTTGATGCCGTTGCCAAACTCGACGCTCTTGCTTTCGTCGTAAGGAATCATGAGCGTTATTTCTCCTTCTGTAAGCGCTCGACGTCGGCGTTCAGCTTGAGCAGACGATACTCGATCTCGGTCAGGCGCGTCTGAATAATCTTGTTATTGTTGGCCTGCCAGACCTCAATGATGGACTGGCGCCGCGCCTCTGTCGTCGCCTTCGCTTCCTTCGCAAGCCCATCCCCGGCCCATACCGTGCGCGCCAATTGCTCCAGCACGACTTCCTCGGCTTTGTCCCGCGCCTCCTGTGCCGCCGCGCGTATTTGCAGCTCGGTTTTCAGCGCTGCCAGCTCCGTGGAATTCTTATAGGTCGCATGCAGGCGCGTGCCTTGATACGTGATTCCGATGGTGAGAATCACAATGACGGTAGTGGCAATCGCTAAGCGCACATCGCTCAATCTTTTTTCCGGAAGCATGAATCCCTCTCCGATTGCCCGTGCGCCGCATTGGCACACATTTGGAGGGTGACGACATAGAGGCGTTCGATCGACGCGGCCATTTCCGCATGGACACGTTCAGATTGGAGGAGTCGTTCGTTCGTGATGATGACTTCGGAACGAATGGCCGGCAGGGTTTGCGCGCCGATATACGTCAAATAGCAGGCAATGGCGGCCATGCCCCCAATTTGGACGAGAGCTTTCGCCCATACCGGCAAACGCGCGGCGATCGCGTCTCCAACGGCGTTGGGGTCGAGCTCTGGGGGCATGTCAGACGATGCGCGCAAGGGTAGCACGAACACGGCGATATGTAGTGGTCGGTCAAGAACTTAGCCACTATACCGTGGGGCATTGACAGCAGGAACATACTGGTTCGTCATGTCGAAAGAACACGTCGTCCAAGCCGTGCTGGAACACCTCGCCGCGGATGTAGCTGAACTTGAACAGGAAGTGGTCATTTATCGGGAGATGTCGCAAATCCTGCTGGCCCAGAATGGCGAACTGCTGCGGCATAATGCGGCGCTGCGCCAGCAAATCAACGACCGGCGTGAGGAAATTCGGCGGCTGACTTCCAGTCCCTTCAGAGAATCGCAGATGACGAGTGCCTAACGGATTACGTTGGACTGAGGTTGAATACGCCGCCTTCCGCCGTCGCATGGATGGCTTGGCGCCTCCGCTGCCCCTGCCCTTGCGCCCACATGCCCAGCCCTTCGATCGCTTCCTGGAACTCTGCGCCGCAGCCAAGCTCCCCATTCCGGCTCGCGAAGTGCTGTTCCTGGCTGATCGGGATTTCCGCGCGGATTATTGCTGGCCCCTCCAGAAAATCATCGTCGAGCAGCAAGGCTTCCGCGACCACTCCACGCGCAAAGGCCTCCAGCGCGATTACGAAAAAAGCAATTTGGCGCAGGCCGCCGGATTCCGTTACTTCCAGTTCACGCCGAAGCAGTTGCAATCCGTCGACACGATTGAGTGGTTGCGCGGGCAGTTGGTAGCAAACGAACAGAGTGCAACAGCAGCGAGTAAGGTAGAGTAGTGCCGGCGGGCGCCTGGCGAGGCCCCTGTCGTGTCGTGCTTACTCCACGACCCGAGCCTGCCGCTTTTCACACCTGAGTAAGGGGTGCTGCATGTCTGAACGTTCTCGCTATTCCCGTATCGTCCAATTGATGCCGTTGTCCGTGCCTCAATGGTTTGTCTGGGCGAATGCCGACGGCAATCCCTTCACGTTTATCTGTGAACCCGTCCACGCATTAGCCTTGGTCGAAGAATGGTGGCGTAATAGTTACGACGGTCCCTCCACCCCAACGGATGATGACGAAAACGTCGAGCGTGTCATTTATCCCGTGGCCTGTGATGGCAGTCATTTCGAGATTGTTGATCATACCTACGATTATTTTGATTATCTGGTGGCCATCGTCTTTACCTTCCCTGGCTCGGAGCGCGAACGCACAGCAATGGATGCGAAAAGTCGTGAGCATCTTCAACGGCTCGCCAGCCGTCGTGCAGCGAAAGCCTAGTCGTGGCGAACGCATCTACCCATGCGCCCAATTGGAGCGTCATTCTTGAGTCGCCTGGTCCCGGCAAAGCCCCGTATGCCACGCTGACAAATGCCGTCCGCGTGCTGGATCATGACGACTGTTGGGATGCCACTCATCTCTATTTCGATGAATTTGGCGGGCGTGTTATTTACGTCAATAGCGACCCCCGCGAATGGCGCGACGATGACGATGTGGCGCTCACGGTCTACATGCAAGACATGACGGGGATGACGAAAATTCAGAAGCATCTCGTGGCCGATGCCGTCGACCTCGTCGCCCGTCGCCGCAGTCGGCATCCGGTGCGCGAATATCTCTGTTCCTTGCATTGGGATGGCATCGAACGGATTGCCCATGCCTTCGAAGATTATTGGGGCGCAGATACCCAGCCGTGTCTGTATGTGCGCGCGGCCTCCCGCAATTTCTTCATCGGTCTCGTCGCCCGCATCCTTCGCCCAGGCTGCAAGCTCGATACGATGCCGGTCTTCGAAGGGCAGCAAGGCATTTTCAAATCCAGCGCCCTGGATGCCCTTGGCGGCGCGTGGTATGCCGCCCTCGATGAATCCGCCGCGTCGAAAGACTTTCTCCAAGCGCTGCGCGGAAAATGGCTCATCGAACTGTGCGAACTGAACGCTTTCTCGAAAACGGAAAGCGCCCATATTAAGGGCATGCTCTCACGCCGCGTCGACACCTACCGCGCGAGCTATGGGCGCCGCACGATGGACATCCCCCGTCAATGCGTCTTCGCGGGCACGACCAATCATGATGACTGGCTGGCCGATGATTCCGGGGGGCGCCGCTTCTGGCCCATTAAGTGCGGCCTCATCAATGTGCCCGCCCTAGCGGCCATGCGGGATCAGCTCTTCGCTGAAGCCATGGTCGCGTTTGGTGCCACCTCCTCCTGGTGGGAGATGCCCGACGGCACCGTGGAGCAGCAATCCCAACGGAATCCTTATGATGAGATTGCCAGCCTCATTCTCCCATGGGTGGCCATTCAACTCACATATGGGAAAGAGGTTATCGCCGTCAAAGACGTCATGATGGGACCGCTCCAGATGACCGCCGATAAGCTCGATAAGCCTACACAGATGCGCGTCGCCAGCGTCCTTAAACGTGCAGGATGGCGCAGAAACCTCAAACTGAAGGTCTGGGAGCCACCTCCAGCCACCTCCAAAAATTGAGGTGGCTCCAAAATACCCCAATGTTTACCGCTTCTGGTGCCACCTTATCCACCTGTGCCACCTTTTTCAGGTGCATACATGTATATAAGAACGTATGAAGTTACCAAATCTCACAGGAGGTGGCACAGGTGGCACCAAACCCAATAAACAACCGTCTACCACCTGATTTAAACCAGGTGGTAGACGTAGCACAGGTGGCTACTTGTGGCATAGTTTCGCTTGACAAACTTGACAAAGACTCGCGGACCACATGGCGGCAAGCGTCCAGGCCAACGCCCGCCCACCGGCAAAACATGGAAATGGCCCAAGACAGTGGCTAAGGAGGCCGTGCGCGAACAGGTGCGCCTCTACATCACGGAGCATTTACCAGACCTGTTGCGTGGACAGGTGGCGAATGCGAAGGGCTTGCAGTATCTGGTCTATCGCGATAAGCAGACCGGCAAATTTGAACGTGTCCGCTCGCTTGAGGATGTCGACCAGGACGCCGAGGTCATCGAGGTCTGGGAGAAAGACCCCAGCGTGCAAGCGTTCACGGATTTACTGAACCGCGCGATTGACCGGCCGAAAGAACAAGTGCAGGAGATCGAGATTCGGGCGGATAATACGACGGCCCTCGATCGCGCGAAGGAGCGATCGTTGCTGAAGTTGAAGCCATGAGTCCTGCGACCTCGCGCAGCTACGATGATGACCTCGTGGAGTGGTGCGCGTCCCTCTATGCGGATCCCTTGGCCTGGGTGTGCGGCGCGTTCCCCTGGGGCGAAGATGGCCCGCTGAAATATTACAAAGAACCGGACATCTGGCAATGCGAGTTCCTCGCCTGGTTGGGCGATGAGATTAAAGCGCGCGACTTTGATGGCGTGCATCCCGTCATGCCGATTCGCGCGGCGGTGAGTTCAGGCCACGGCATCGGGAAGGGCGCGCTCACGGGCATGCTGGTGTCGTTCCTCATGAGCACGAGGCGTCATGCGAAAGGCGTCATCACGGCGAACACGGGGCCGCAGCTGCAGGATAAGACCTGGCCGAGCATCACGACGTGGGTGAAGCGCGCGATTACGCGCGATTGGTTCGAACTGAATACCAGCATCCTGTATCGCAAAGGGCATCGGGAAGCGTGGAAGTGCAGTCCGCAGACGTGCGACCCGGACAACAGCGAGAGCTTCGCGGGTCAGCACAACGCGGCGTCGACTAGCTTTTACATCAACGACGAAGACAGCAACGTGCCCGAGATCATCCACGAGGTGCAAGAGGGCGGCTTGACGGACGGCGAGCCGATGCAGTTTCTCTTTGGCAACCCGACGCGCAGGCGTGGGAGCTTTCACGACATCGTGTTTGCGGGCAAAGGGCGCGGGTGGAAGACGTGGCAGATTGATGCGCGCACGTGTCAGTTCCCGAATAAGGCGCTGATTGCGGAACAGCTCGAGGATTGGGGCGAGGATAGCGACCGGTTTCGGGTGCGCGTGCGCGGGTTGCCGCCGAATGCGGAGGATGCGCAGTTTATTGATGCGGTGAGGGTGAGAGATGCGCAAAAAAGGAAAGTCGACGTCCTCGACGACGAGCCCCTTGTCGCGGGTTGTGATTTGGCTTGGGGAGGGAAGGACGCGAACGTCATCCGCTTTCGGCGTGGTCGAGACGCGCGTGGCATTCCTGCTATCCGCATTGCCGGAGAACTCACGCGTGATCCTTCAGTTCTCACCAACCGCCTCTCAGACGTTTTGGCTGGAATATACGGAGGACACCGGGTATCTATGCTGTTCTTGGACTCTGCTGGAATCGCAGGAAGCGTCGGAACCAGACTGAGAGAACTCGGACATACCAATCTGCTCGAGGTCAACTTCGGAGCCGACAGCCCCGACCGGAAATACCGGTATATGCGGGACATGATGTGGGGCCGGATGAAGGATTGGCTGGTCAACGGGGCGATTGATACCTCGCCGCGGCTCGAGAACGACCTGACGGCGCCAGGGCTGCGGGAGGATTTGAAGCAACGGGTGTGGCTGGAGAGCAAAAAGGAGATGAAGGCGCGGGACGTGCCGAGCCCAGATGAGGGGGACGCGCTGGCGCTGACGTTTGCGCAGACAGTGGCGAGGAAGAAGAAAGAGGAGCCAGTGCCGCAGCCGTCGTTTAGCGGGTTTAGTCAGTCGTGGATGGGATAGACTAGCGCCACTTCAGGAAGGGAGTGCGACTATGAACGATATGGAACGGGATGCATTGATGGAAGCGATAGCCGAGGCATTGGTGGCAATTCTTGAGTGGGATGCCAAGTTAGCTGATCAAAGTATGGATCCGAAGCCCTATTTTGCCTGCTTCAGGGCGCGGCGCCATCTCACGACCGTGCTGAGTGATATTCGCGCTGAGATGGTTCGCGGCTAATGTTCCACCTGCCCGATTTGCCCATTGTCGGCTATAGCACGACGCGCGAGCGGGCGCTGACGGACAACATTCAGGAGTTTATCCGGCAGATTGAGCGGGACCGGCCGCGGTTGCTGACGATTGTGTGCGAGGGGCGCGAGAAGTGGCGTCAGGTGGCGGGGGATATTTGGCGCGGCTATCGGATTGGGGAAGAGGATGGCACGCTCAATGCCATATTCGCGTATTTCGAGTTGCTGGCGAGTCCACCACGGGTGCAGGCCAAGCTGTTGCACGCGCCGAAGAATGCGCTGAAGTGGCGGGAGACGATGCGGCAGGCGATGCCGGGGATTGAAGCGGAGCGCGAAGCGTTGAAGGGGCTGCGGCGATGACCGTGGTCTATGCGATGTGGGCGAGCGTGTTAGCGACGATTTTGGCGGTGGCGATCTGGTTCGTGAAGTGCGACATGCGGGGGAAGTGATGACGCTGACGCGCGGCGAACTGGAATACCTGCTCTTATTGGCCACGAAGGAGCAGCAGCGCGTGCACGTGCATCAACATGGCGTGCTCCATCCCGTGCTGTTCCCGCATTGCCAGCATCCCGATTGTCTGTTTGTGCACGAGATTGGCGATCTCGTGGCGGGTATTCCGCGCAAGAAGCATCAGTTGATTGAGGTCGCCTAGTGGCGAAGGATCTGATTCGCGAAGCGCGGGAACGCTGGAATCGAGCGGCGGAAGCCGAAGAGCAGCAGCGCAATCGCATCGTGCGCGCGAAACAGTTTCGGGTGGGCGACCAGTGGCCGGCGGCGATCAAGCTGGCGCGCGAAGGCGGGAACAGCTTGCAGGGGATGGCCCCACAACCGCCACGGCCCTGCCTCGTGGTCGATCGGTTGTCGCAGCCCGTGCGCCAAGTAAGCAACACCATCAAGAACGCCAGCTTCGGGTTTGACGTGCTGCCGGCGGGTGGCTCGAGCGACCAGGATACGGCGGATATCTTTAAGGGCTATCTGCGCTGGATGATGAACAACAGCCGTGGGGAATCCCCGATTGAATGGGCGGCGGACCAGGCGATTGAAGGCGGGATCGGCTGGTTCCGGCTGCGCACGGATTACATCAACGAGACGTGGGACGGAGAGCTGACCGAAGAGGCCATGTGGCAGGCGCTGTTCATGGAGCGCATTACGAATAACCTCACGGTCTACGGCGACCCGTCCGCCGTGCGGCCGACGCGCAGCGATATGCAATGGGCCTTCGTGACGGAGGATCTGAGCCGCGATGAATTCGAGCGGCTGTATCCGAAGGCCGATATCCGTGGGTTGGAAGCCTTCATGGCGACGGGCGATAAAGCGGCCTGGTCCTCGTGGGTGAGCGAAGACAGCATCCGCATTGCGGAGTATTACCGCATCGAATACACGAACCGGCATCTGTATCAATTGCAGGATGGGTCGGTGGTCGAAGAGAAGCCAGACGACAAGGCCGACATCAAGGCCGAGCGCGTCATGCGCGTGCCCTCCGTGAAGTGCGACAAGATTAACGCGATTGAATCATTGCAGTCGTTCGATTGGGTGGGCT